AAAAGCTGGCATGTCTACAAACCATCAAGAGTAAGAAATCTTGATGTAGCTAATAAAGATGATGCGTCTATGTATGAGATAGCAGCACAACTTCAGAAACAAGTTTCTAAAGGAACTGCTAAACCTAAATATGATGCTGGTCAAAAACAAGAAGACATAGTATAATACATTGTTATAACAACGGCGCTGAAGGGAGACTGGAGGCGCCGTATAAATTATGAAAGAATTTAGAAAATATTTTGGTGGACTAGAAAGAGACTTTGGTTTCTGTAATGTTAACAATGGTTATCATGATCCACAAACAAACAAATTAAAATTTGATCCAGGCGATTATGGCTGGTCTAAAAGAAATATATCTGATCAAGACTATCAAGATCATTTAGATGGTAAACGTGCAATAGGTATACAAGCATGTGATGATAATGGTATGGCTAGCTTTGGTGCAATCGATATTGATCCGTCTGATTATTCTAGTTTTGATATTCATCATTACCTAAAAGTAATTGAAGACAAAGATTTACCTGTCGTTCCAATTAAATCAAAAAGTAATGGACTTCACATATATGTATTTACAGCAGAGAAAGTACCTGCAACTTTAATTAGAGAATTTTTACAAAACTTATTATTCTTATTTGGACTATCATCTAAGACAGAAATATTTCCAAAACAAACACAGTTAGGTATGAACCAAGATAATGTTAGAACTTCTGGATCATTTATTAACTTACCTTATTTTAAGAAGACAGAACGTAAAGCATTGTTACCTGATGGAAAAGAATTAGAGTTCGAAGATTTTTTAAATGTAGTCAAAGACAATCTACAAACAAAAGAATCATTAAAAGAAGTATCAAATAAAAAAGTAAAAGAAATATTAACTGGTGGTCCTGATGATTTATTAGATGGTCCTCCATGTCTACAGATGATATGCAAACAGGTTCAGGAATCAGGAATTAAATTAAAAGATGAAAGAGATAGATTTTTATTTAATTACATGGTGTTCGCTAAGAAAAAATTTAAAGACGAGTGGGGTAAAAAAGTTTTAAATGCTGCAAGAGATTTTATTAAGTACGATGAAGTGTGGGGTGATGACAAAGTAAATCAAAAAATAAAAAGCTGGGAAAAAGATACAGCTGGTCATACCTGTCATGACTTACCTATCTCTTCTTATTGTGCAAAAGGAACTTGCTTACGTAGAAAGTTTGGTATTGGAAGTCATAGAGAAAGTAGCTGGCCTCAAATATCTGGTTTAATAAAAATATGTTATAAACCTGACCCAGAATATTTTTTTAATGTAGAATTATCTGATAGTAAAGTTGTTCAAATACATGCAAAACACATAAAAAAGATTTCAGAGATGAAAGAGATGAGAGCGCTCATAGCAGACCAAACATCTATATTCCCTCCCATTATTAAGAATAATGAATATCAGCCTATCCTGGACGCTCTATGGGCCACTAAAGAGGATATTAAACCACCTGCAGGTACTAATCCAATTGAAATGTTAAAGAAATACTTAGAAGATTATGTCAATGGACCAGAGGCTACGACCTTTGCTTCTTTTAAAAGTGGAGCTGTACTAAAAGATGAAGAGTATTATTACTTTGACTACGATAAATTCTATGAAGAGATTAAAAGAAATGAGTGGACAAAAGACAGACCTAGAACTGCAACCTTAATAAAGAGTCATTTCAAAGCTGAGTTTGGATTTCAAAAAAGATTTCCTAAAGGAGAGAATGAAAAATCATTTCCACCGGTCAGGTGTATAAAAATGCCTGCAGATGATTTGATGAAAGAAGAGATACCAGAAGAAAAAATAACAATAGAAGATAAGGAGAACATAGTATGACGAAAAAATTACCAAGTGTATTTGTATGTATGCCTACATATGATACCATGCAGGTGGCAACATGTTTATCATTAATAAAATTAATGGATAAATTTACACAAGCAAAAATAAAATCTACAGTAAGCACATTTAAATGTCCTTATGTGGGCTATGGAAGAAATGTTTTAACCGCAATGTTTTTAGAATCAGGTTTTGACTATCAATTATTTATAGATTCAGATGTAGAGTTTGATCCAAAAGTAGTAGGACGAATGTTAGTGTCAGAAAAAGATATGATCTGCACACCGTACAGAAAGAAGACACAAGATAATACAATAAAATATTCTGTAGCATTTAAAGATCCTACTGACATTAAAATAGATAACAAGGGTTTAACAGAAATAACTGTAGGGCCTGCAGGGTTAACTTTAGTACATAGAAGAGTTTATGAAAAACTTATGAAAGATCATCCACATTTAAAAATAAAACAAAAAGAAGCTATATCCGAAAAAGCAAATTCATATTTTTATAATTTTTGGGATACAGTGTTTGATCAAAAATCTGGTTATTGGTGGGGAGAAGATACACATTTTTCTAATCTTGCAACACAAGCAGGTTTTAAATTTTATGCTGTAGTTGATGGAGAAACAACTCATCATGGCAACTTTGGATTCACGGGAACTTTACTAGATACTTTTAAAAGAACCGATGAAAAAGCCAATTAAAATATACGGACCACCTGGTACAGGTAAAACTTTTAGATTAATTCGTAGAGTTAATGCTTATGTAAGAACAGGTACACCTTATCACAAGATAGGTTACTTTGCTTTTACAAAAAAAGCTGCAAAAGAAGCCAGAGAAAGAATAGGTGTAGATGAAAAACAAGTTCCATATTTTCAAACACTTCATGCATTTTGTTTTCATTTATTAAACTTAAATGAAAGTGATATTATGCAACCACATCATTATGAAGCTTTAGGTAAGAAATTAAATATAAGAGTAAACTTTAATGATAAGTATAATGAAGAACAAACACACTTCTTAACTTGTAATAACCCTTACTTTCAAATGATACAAAGATCTATTAACAAAGATATACCTTTACGAGAAGAATTTAATCTTAATGAACATGACAGAAAAGATATAGATAGTTGGGATACGTTAAAGCATATTCATATAAACTTACAAGAATACAAAACAAAAATGCATCTACTAGACTTTAATGATCTTGTTAAGAAAGTTGTAAACTCAAAAAAATTTCCTAAGTTAAAAGCTATCTTCATAGACGAAGCACAAGACTTATCTCCATTACAATGGCAACTCTATGATAAGCTAAAAGAAAATTGTGATGATATATATTTAGCTGGTGATGACGACCAAGCCATATTCGCTTGGGCAGGTGCTGATGTTAATAGATTTATAAAAGAGCCTGCAAATGAACGAGTTTTAAGGTATTCGAGAAGAGTATCAAGAGCAGTACAGGAACAGTCTCAAATAGCAGTGAGTAAGATAGCAGGCATCAGGAAACACAAAGAATACCTGCCACGGGCGCAAGAGGGCTTTGCGTCTCACATCAATAATTTAGGACAAATAGATCTTACAAAAGGTAAGTGGTTAATCTTAACAAGAACTAAAAGTAATTTGTTAGACATAATGAAAGAACTTAAAAGTAAAAATATTTATTATCAAAGTAACAAAGGTAAAAGTTTTAACGTAGGTATATATAATGGAGCGATGGCTTATACTAAATGGATAAGAGAAGGTAAGTTAGAAGAAAAAGAAATCAATGACGTCAGAGAATATATTCCCAGCGGTAATTGGAATCCCGAAAAAAATTGGTATGATATCTTCGTAGCTGATCAGAAAGAAATACTTTATATTCGAAATATAATTTCTGGGGGTGAAATACTTTCTGAAAATGCAAGAGTGTGGGTGTCTACAATTCATGCAGCTAAAGGTGGTGAAGAAGATAATGTAATACTTTCTTTACACCAGGGAAGTAAGGTACAAAAAAGTATTCGTCTAAGTGTTGACAAACAAGATGAAGAGCATAGAGTGTGGTATGTGGGGATCACAAGAGCAAGAAATAATTTATATAAACTGAAAGCTAAAAAGAAAATAAAGGAGTATCAACTATGACACATAAAGATATGTTTGAAGATTCATTTCCACAAGATAAACAAATTGGAGGATCTCACTACAAGGATTTTCACATTCAGCCTTATGAGTTTATTTCAAAGAATAATCTTTCCTTCTTTCAAGGCAACGTTGTGAAATATGTTTGTCGTTACTTAAACAAGTCGGGAATACAAGACTTAGAAAAAATAATTCACTACTGTCAATTAGAAATTAAAACAATGAAAGACAAGAAGAAAAAATAATGCCTAACAGAAATTTTAAAGCTAAAGATATTACTGTAAACAAACATAAGTTTCGTCTAGAAATTTATAATAAGTTAGTTGATTGGGAAATATTTCCTCATACTTATGATGCAGCTCTGTATGCATTTAGTAATAAAGAAAAATTAAATAAGATAGTGGCAAAGAAATACGTATTACAAAAATGAAAATACCTAAATA